ATGATGATCGAAGATCTTTATAAGACCACGGATAAGTTAAACAAACATATTGAATCAATGGCTTTAAATAAAGTAAACATCGAGTTTTTAAGAAAACAAATGGATAAAGCTTTGCATGATATAGAAGAATTAAAAGATGCAAACCGTGAAATGAAATATACAAACGGCAATGGTGACGGAGGGTGGCCAAAATGATAGCATCTGTGGTAGCTTTACTTATGTTTGTAAACGGAGAAATCAAAGAGGCACGTTTGCAAGTTGAAGGTATGGCACAATGTTTACGCGGCAAGAGACATGCAGAACGTGAGTACAATGAATCTGTATCTTACAAATGTTACAAAGGTAAAGCAGAATTGGAAGATAATATAGATGGCTCAAAATCAATTAAAAAATTGATATTGGAATAAAACTATATTTGTGATAAGAACTCCTAATGAAAGCAGAATTTAAAGAATTTATAGGTGTATTTGAAAATGTTGCATCAAAAGAAGATTGTCAAAAAATTATAGATCATTTTGAAAATGTTAATGATTTAAATCTTACCGTAAATAGAAAAGATTTAGAAGAACAAAAATCGATACTTAAAAATAATAAACTTTATTTAATGATCAATGAACAAGATTCTTTATTGATGAGAATTAATCAAGGTATATTGAAAGGTTTTGTAGATAATTTATCTACTGCTTACGATATGTATAGAAAAAAATATGATGTTATGGAAAGTTTAGATCTACATAAATTAAACGTGGATGTTAAAATACAAAAAACAAGTCCTGGTGAAGGTTACCATGTTTGGCATTGTGAGAATGCAAGTGTGGCTACTTCAAGAAGATTATTATTAATTATGATGTATTTAAATGATGTAGAAGAAGGAGGTGAAACAGAATTTTTATACCAGAGTTTAAGGGTAAAACCTAAAGCAGGAACTTTAGTAATTTGTCCTGCATATTTTACACATTTTCATAGAGGTAATCCACCATTGGAAAGTGATAAATACATGATTAATGGTTGGGTTGAGTTTGTAAATTAATGGAACAAATATGAGCAGAAAAGAATCGGGACGTAAATGGGACGGTAAATCGAGAATATCCAATGACAACTACAGAAAGCGTTGGAATGAAATATTTAATAAACCAAAAAAACAATCTAAAGAACCAAAAAATAGATTAGAACAGATGGAGCAACTGAAACACGATCCAGTTGTAGATTAATGGAACACAAAATATTTAAAGGTGTTTTAGAAAAAGAAGAGTTTGAAAATATTAGAAATTTCTTTTTTAATTCAAAAACTCCTTGGTATTATCAACCAAAAATGTTGGTAAAATCACAAAATGATGACAGGGGATTTTTTAGTCATGTTTTATTTCATGAAAATAAAGTATTTTCAGAAGGATACTCACTTTTTGAACCTTTAATAAATAAATTAAATGTGTTGTCTTTAATTAATTTAAGAGCTAATCTAAATGTTAAATCAGATAAAAAATATATGTCTGAATTTCACAGTGACTACGTTTACAAAGATGGGTTAACTGCTATATATTATTTAAATAAATGTAATGGATATACCGAATTTGATAATGAAGAAAAAACAAAAGTTTATTCAGAACCAAATAAAATTGTAGTGTTTGATTCTAACATGAAACACAGGATGGTAAGCCAAACAGATGAAAACAGAAGATTAGTAGTAAACATAAATTATTTTCCAAAATGAACCTTTCTAGAAACTTCAGTCTACAAGAGATGATTAAATCTGATACTGCTATTAGGTTAGATATCGATAACAATCCTAATGCAGATCAAGTAGAAAAATTAAAAGCACTCTGTGAAAATATTTTACAGCCAGTACGGGATCACTTCGGCAGGGTCAAGGTGACTAGCGGATTCCGTTCACCTGAGTTATGTGCAGCTATCGGAAGCTCTGTAAATTCACAGCATGCGAAAGCAGAAGCTGCAGATTTCGAAGTAGTTGGTGTAGATAACGCTGAAGTTGCTGACTGGGTTAAAATGAATTGTACGACAGATCAGCTAATACTCGAGTTCTATACTCCAGGAGAGCCAAACTCTGGATGGATTCATGCATCATATGTTGAGTTCAATCCAAGAGCCCAATACATGAGAGCTTATAAAGAAAATGGTAAAACAAAATATAAACCTATTATAGGAAGAGCGGTAGAACTTGTCTAAAATTTTAGTTAAAGCTTTTAGTAAAATAGATACCGTTCAAGGTGTTTGTGAAAACTGTGAAGAAGAAACTATCTTAGTTGCAATTGTTACAGAGTTTTATAGATGCACTAATTGTGGAGCAGATACCAGACAACATGTAAATGGAAGTATTAGATACTTACAGTTATCTGAAAGAGATAAAGAATGGTTAAGACAATTTAAAGATGGCAAAGCGTAAATTTACAAACTTTATACCAAGGCCAAAACCTCGTAAAAGACCTAGACGTCACACAAAGAAACCTAATAAATCTCAGAAAAGACACGATAAAAAATATAATCGTCAAGGTCGTTGACAAACTTAATAGAATATCCTATATACAAATTATGAAAGATAAAAATAAAAAAGTAAGAATACCTAAAAAATTAAAAAAACTGGGTTTTAAAAAAATGTATCAAGACAAAGAAGGTTTCTTTTTGTTTGGTATGTCACCAGCTGATTTAAATAATACAAAGAGGACTAGAAAAAGTAATTAAGTTGTTTTTGTTTTTGGTTTAAGACAAGTGTATGAAACATAGAACCTGTATTGTTCTATTTCTTGTTCTTTTATACCATCTTCAGAGAATAAGTGAGTTTGTGCATCTTTGAGTCCATCTCTGATACATTTAACAAAACTTTCTTTTTCTTGGGGATAACCAGGTATAGGTAAACAATTACCAAACGTGGCTGAACAAAGATACAAAGTTAAAATAAATTTCATTGACAGTTTTTTTAAAATTTAATAGGATATCCTACATTATATGTACAAAAGAAAGGTTATATTAAATGACAGACTATAGCAAATATAAAAATGTGTCTCTATCCAAAGATACTTATACCAAATTAGATTTGTTAAGGAAAGAAATTGTTCCTAACACTACTATATCAAGAGCCCAAACGGTTAATATATTGGTAAACGAAAAGGTTAAGTTATTAAATGGAAGATTATCAAAGAAAAAATAAAGTTATTTGTCCAAGATGTAGTGGTAATGGCTACATAAAAGTAAAGAAAGAAGTTAATTGGCCAAGTAAAGAAGAAAACATTGTTGTTCAATGTAGTATGTGTGACAGTGAAGGAGAATTAAATGATCGAGAACCGAGGACCTCTGGATCTAACAAGACAAATTGAAGAGTTAACTGGTAAGGTTAAGTTTCTTCAAAATACTTGTAAAAGAGCAGGTATGGAAATTAAACATTTAAAACAAGACAACAAAGAATTGAAAGAAAAATTTGAAAGTTACATCAACAAAATACAAAGAGGAGCAGACTATGAGCATAAAATTGGCAATGATTAATGCTTTAGAGGATAAGTACAATGCAGAAATATCTGCTGCCGATGCTACCATTAAAATTTATTTTGAAAACAGTGTTGGTATTGGTGAACATCCTCAACACCTGGAAGAGATAGACAAACTTTTAACAAAAATTGTTGAAGCAGAAGAAAAATTAAACGCTCTTCAGATGTTTAAAATATGATACGTGGCGACAGTAAAGAGTATGATTTATTGAAGGAGTGGTGTGAAACTACTCCTTTGTTTACAAATCAAAAACAATTTTTAACCTGCGAGATTGGTGTTCGTGAAGGACTAGGATCTAAAATTATTATGGATGAATTTATAGATCGATTGCAAAACAAGAACTACAAACACATTGGTATTGATCCATATGGTAACCTTGAATACCAACATTATGATGACTCACCTTCTTATACAGCGGATTACACAGAGGGTATGCGAGGAGAATTACAAAAAGATTTAAGTATTTATCATGAGTTTGATTTATATCACATGAAAGATACAGATTTTATGAACAGATATTGGGACTACGGCCCTTTTAATTTTGTCCACTTTGATGGTCCTCACATGACCAAAGATGTTCTTACAGAATGTATCTGGTTTGCAAATAGATCTATTACCGGGAGCCGATTTGTTTTTGATGATTATAAAAAATATAACATTAAAACAATAGAAGACGTTTTAAGTTCTTTTGATTTTAATAAAATTGGTTTTGGTGATAACAAAATTTGTTTTGAAAGGAAGAAAATATGATTTCTGAAACGGATGCAGCTTACATTGCAGGTTTATTCGATGGTGAAGGTACTGTTATGTATAAACAGTATAAAGAAAAAAAGAAGTCTAGAGATGGATCTCCTCGTTTTTCAAAGGTTTGGCGTATAATTATGGAAGTTTCTATGACCGATGAATCTGTAATCAGATTGATCCATGATTTACTTGGATGTGGAACTGTTCGACCTAAACCTAGAAAAAATGGACATAAGATGCAATGGCGTTGGCGTTGTGGTTTTAGAGACGCGTATTATGTTGCATTATTAATCCAACCCTATGTTCATGTTAAGATAGAAAAGGTAAATGAAATTATTAAACATTATTCTTATGTTGATAAAGAAGTTTTAAAAGCAAAGGTTATTGATATAGCTAATTATAAATTATATAAAAGAAAATGATGGAAGATAAAGATATAGAAGAATATAACAAGATAGGTTGGGAATTAAAATGGAATAAGAGATTTATTTACCCAAAATCTCAACGAGAGATAGTCATGGGTCGAAGACACTACGCAGTAGATAACCAAAAATTACCATCTGTAACAACTATATTATCAAAGACTCAACCAAAAGAAA